CACCTTTTACGATGAGCAAATGTGCCAAATGTCATTATGAGAAGATGAAGGAATACAGAGATATGTTGAAAGCAACTCATCTTATTGATGTTTATCCGCATGTTCTTTATGAAGAACTTGATGACATGCAAGGCAATGAAGATACTGTGCTTGAGTCAGGTGCAAATGTTGGTTGTACTTGCCTGAAGGAAGGAAAAGATGCTCGAGGACAAACTTTTGTATATCTTGGAAAAGGAACTGCTTATGAAGTTGCTGCAGCAGATGTTGGACTTTTCGATGTTACCAAATTTACAGTCAATGAGTTTAAAGGAAAACAAAGAGCTTTGTATGAAGGAACAATACCATCAGATCCACAGATTGCAAAAGCTTTACTCGGAGCTTTGCGTGATATGGAGATGCAAGCTGATAACCGTAAGATGAAGGAATATATCAATAAACTTAGAAGTCAACAAAGAGCAAAATTGATCCATATTACATATATGGAGAGATTGAAGAATGTGGCTGAAAAAGTTTATGACGTGGTTTCAAAAGCACTTACAAGATTATTTAAAGCAGTATTGGGAACTCTTGGTGATGGTATTCAACTGGGACTTATGACTTTCGTGGCTATGGTTACAGTTTGGGGTTCTCTCTATGGTATAGGAAGACTTTTGTCTGGTAGAGAAGATACAGTTGCATATAATAAAAACATCCGGAACAATAAAATTTCAAATAGAACAGAAGATACGGCGTTGCAATCTCTTGATGCAGATAGTAAATATGCTAAGAGAGGACAAATTGTTTTGTGCACTTTGGATGAAACAGGAACATATCTTAAGAGTTGGGTTAATGGTTTTTGTGTTAAGGGCAATATTTTTATGCTTCCATTCCATTTTACAAAAATACTTCCGGCAAAAGTCAAACTTTTGGTTTTGGATCCTACTAAAATTTCAAATGATAATTCAGATGGTGTTTACATGATGGATGTTAAAAGATCAGATTTCAAACAAATTGGCAATAAAGATGCTGCTTTGGTATGTCTTCCTAAGGTTAGAATGATGGTCTCATTAGCCAAAAAATTCATAACAGAAGAAGACTTGGGCAATGATAGTACGAATTTTTCAGCTTTTCAAGCCCAATATCAAGGATATAGAGCCCCACGAAACTTTAGTGGTATGACAGTTTTGGACTTTAATACCAGAGTCAACAAAGAGTTGTTTGTTTCAGAGTTGATGGATGCAAGCCCAAATCCTTCAGATAATACGGAAATAAAGATGTATTCAGAGAAATCAATTGGACCAACAATTACAGGAGATAGTGGTTCATTGATATTGCATAATAATACAAAGATGCAATCCAGATTTATCGCTGGTATGGTGATTCAAAGGACACAACTTACTTATCAACCTGTGGGAGTTTTTATAACTCAAGAAGATTTGGACAAAACTTTGAGAAAGTTTGATACAACAGAACAGTTGGAAGTTTGTCATTTCCTTGGTGAACCTTTACCTAGAGATCATGATCTTTACAAAGTTTTCGATTTGAAAGAGAATGTTAGTTTGGCTGATAAAGATAGAAGTATTTCAGAAACATCAGGTTTTGCTAGAACGCCAATTTTTGGTGTATTTGATGTTGAAACAGAACCAGCCATTTTGAATTCAAAAGATCGTAGAATTCCACCAGGAGCAAGACATCCATTGAAAGTTTCACTTAATAAATCTAATGGTTTTTCACCACCATATATTTCAGATGAAGAAAGAGAATTCGCAATAAGTGCTTTGGTTAGACACTATGAAAAACAATTTCCACTTTTTATTCGAAGTTTGAGAATTTACGATACTAGAGATGCAATTAGAGGAACAAAAGAAATAGGATCAACACCAATTAATATACACTCTTCAGCTGGTTTGCCTTATGCAGATCAACCTGGAGTTTCAGGAAAACAACCTTTTATTCGTTATGATCAGGAGCAGAAAACTTATGTTATTCAGGATATAGTTTACAAAGATGTTCAGTTGTATGAACACTTGTATTCCACAGGATATATCCCAGAGAACATGAAGTTGGAATTTGTGAAAAAAGAATTGGTTGGTCCAAATAAAATAGAGAATCCTAAAACCAGAACAGTGGGAACCGGTAATATGATTCATCAAAT